ATGCAGTACGACCACGAGGGCCGCGTCTTTGCCCGCACCAAAAACGGCACGTTGGCCCTGGCCGCTGACGGCACCGGGCTGAAAGTGACCGCCGACCTGGGCGGCACCGAGATCGGGCGGCAGCTGTTTTCCGAAATCAAGGGCGGCTACACCGATAAGATGTCGTTTGGCTTTACCGTGGCCGAGGATAAGCGCGAGACCACCCGTGACCTGGAAAGCCACATCATGACCGTGAACCGCACGATCACCAAAATCAAGAAACTGTACGATGTGAGCGCCGTGAGCCTCCCGGCCAACGACGCCACGTCGATCAGCGCCCGAAAATTCCTTGACGGAGAGATCGAGAGGATTAAAGCGGAGAGACTGCAAAGGGCGGATACCGCAACAAAGATCAAACTGAAACTTTTGGGAGTGTAACCATGAAAAAGAAAACCAGTGAAATGACTATTGCAGAGCTGCGCACCCGCGCCGCTGAAATCCGCACCGAGGTCAACGCCGAGGGTGCCGACCTGGACGCCTTGGAGGCCGAGGCCGATGAGATCAGCCAGCGCATCGCGCAGTATGAGACCGAGCAGCGCCGCCTCGGCATTGCCGCCAAGGTTGCGGACGGTGCCGGTGCGCCCCAGGACAACCCCACCGCCCACACCGATGCCCAGACCCGCGCCCAGCAGTTCAAAGAAACGCGCCAGGGCCGCATCTCGGTGGCCGAGACCCGCAGCGTTCTGATCAGCGGCGGCAAGCTTGCCACCCCGACCGAGGTGTCCGGCATCAATGATGTCGTCGGTCCGCATGTTTCCAGCATCGTCGATTTGGTCAAGGTCGTCAACTGTGACGGCATGGGCAACAACAAGGTTGCCTACATCAAGACCGACGTCGATGCTGCTGCCGAACAGACCGAGGGCGCAGCGGCCACTGTCAAAGAGCCCACCTTCGGCACCGTGACCATCAGCCCCTCTTCCGTGGCTGTGTTGGCTTACATCAGCCGCCAGGTGCAGAAGCAGAGCCCGCTGCTGTATGAGGCCAAGGTCCGCGAGCAGGCCCTGCTGGCCCTGCGCAAAAAGGCATCTGCGCTCATTGTCGGTAAGCTGAAAGAGAGCACCCTGGTTGTCACCAAAGACGCTACCGTGGACAGCGGCAAAAAGGGCGTCATCAATGACAAGACCCTGCGCAATCTGGTGTTGGCCTTTGGCGGCGATGAGGGCGTCGAGGGCGGCGCAGTGCTGTTCCTGAACAAGGCTGACCTGGTGGCTTTTGGTGACGTGCGCGGCACCAATGAGAAAAAGGCCGTCTATGAGATCGAGCCCGACACCGACAGCCCCAACACCGGCATCATCAAGGATGGCGGTTTGAGTGTCCGCTACTGCCTGAACAGCAACCTGACCGCCTGCGCTGGCACGGCCCAGACCTCCGATGCGCAGCGCACCATGTTCTACGGTGTGCCTGCCGCAATGGAGCTTGACCTGTTCAGCGACTACGAGATCGCCGTGTCCGCTGACTTTGCCTTTGACAAGCTGATGGACACCATCCGCGGCGATGTGGAGCTGGGTGCTGATGTTGTTGCCCAGGGCGGTTTTGTGGCGCTGGCCATCCCTGCCCAGGGCTGATGGGAGCGTGACCCATGGCTGACAACGACCTGCTGTCCAAAGTGACGGTAGCGCTGCGCCGGTCTGATATGCCGGAGGAGCTGACGCAGGAAGTGAGCGACCTGGTGGATGCGGCCCTGGCTGACCTGAAACAGGCCGGTGTGTCCAACCTGGACACGCAGGACCCGCTGATCCGCCGTGCCGTCATCACCTACTGCCGCGCCAACTTCTGGCCGACCGGCGACTACGATA